CCACCCCCACGGCAATTAGGAGGGCGGTGATCAATCGGTGCCCCCGTATGCGCGCTCATGACGGGCAGCGTGTAGGTCGGTTCGGCACTGGTCGAGTTCTTCGGCCAGCGACCTATTGAGCGCCTCGAGTTCTGCGATCCGTGCGAATAGCTTGGCGGCATTCTCGAATCCTTCGGCGTAGCAGATCCGTTCTGCTTCGTCAGCGGGCATGTTCATAAAGTCAAAGGGCATTGCTTTTCTCCAGTTGGTTAATTTGAAATTCGAGGTTTTGTCGGTGTCGCCAAGCCTGATCAATGGCTTGGGTGTCGCTTGGGCAGTTGCGCACCATGTGCGCGGGTCTGCTGACTCGCTCACATTGGGCGATGGCCTGCGCCAGTTCTAGGCGCAAGCGTTCGAGGGTGTCAGTCGGGTGCATTAGGTTTAACGCAGTTCACGGGCTGGAATGTGTCCATGCTCACGCATGAACTCAGCGACTGTCAGGTTTTTGGCTTTGTAAGTGTCGCCAAACTGGGTGAAGCACGAATAGACCGCTTCGCCTTGTTCATTGCTTCGCAAGGGTTCACCGACAAGAAAATTGCGCCCTATCATCTTTTCAGGGGGCAGAACTTCCAGCATGTCCCAATACATTGTTTCAGTGGTAGGTATCCATGCGTCCGGGTTTGCGTCCATAGCATCCCAAAGGGCTTGCCATTCGAGGGGTGTATTACTCATTGCAGGCCCCCTGTCCAGACTGTGCCCAAGTCGCCCCAAGTTTTCCAAGATTCGACAACCCGTGACCCGTAGCGGGGTTTTGTGGTGCAAATGTTGACGTAGCGCATTTCAGGGCGGCTACGCGCTGCTCGTTCGATTTGCTCCGCTTGTTGCCAAGTCTCGCATTCAATGATGAGCTTATTGGTCTTGCCTTGGGCAGCGCCCCAGCCTGACATAAATTTGTCGGTCATGGTTACGTAGTATTTCATGATTGATCCTTTAACGGGTTACGGGTTACAAGGTGGGCGGGATGCACACCCCAAAGCCCAGAACGGGCTTCAGGATGGGTTATCACTTAGTCACCGGGGTGATGCGGTATTGAACGTCCGAGGGGTATCCGAATTCGTTCTTGAACTTCGCACGGGTGGCGACAAGGTAAGCGCGGGCGGCTTCCACAGTATCGGCACGGTGCGCGTGTTCCCATTGTTTGCGCAGGTGTGGGTTAAAGGTGTTGCGGTTGTATTGAACGTCAAACATGATTGATCCTTACAGGGTTACGGGTTACAGAAAAAGAGCATCGAGGCCATGCAGCACAAGGGTGCACAGTGCCAAGCCGATAAGTACGGCGGTGGAGATGTCGAGGATGGTTTCTTTGGTTTCGCGGGTCATGGTGTTTGCTCCAATTAAAAGCCGGGGGTTTTGACGGAACGATCAGCGCCGGGGTAAGCGTGATCTATGCCGATACGCATCGCAGCGCGATTGACGGCGCGGTTTTCTTTGGCAAAGTTAGCGGCGGAGATAACGCGCACGGCGCGGGTATCGGTGACCGATCGTGCATGGTGGAAATCAGAAGCGAGTGAATCGGCGGCATCTCTCGTTTGTGCACCGTGCACCGTAAACCAACCAGTTGCGCCCATGTATGCATTGTTGGTTTGAATCTGGATCAAGTACTTGGCTTTCATGATTAGGCCTTTTTAGCGTTACGGGTTGCACGAATGGCGGCATTGAGTTGTTGCAAATATTGAAGCGCCGGGATTGCCTCATACAAACGAGTGTTGACAGCCTTAGCGGTGTTTTCGTTGAATGTCTCAAACACTGCTTCGCGGGTTGCTTTGTTAATGATGATCCAAGATGCGGTTTTCATACGTTCACCGCCTTTGCAAAGTTAGGCTTGGTGCCGGGAACGAATCCGGCAATGCGGAACGAGTGGAAGCCTTGAGCGCTTGCTGCTTGCTTGACTCGTTCGATGTTGTCCAATACTTTGTCTGTCACTTGGAAGCAAGCTAACAGATCTTCCATGTAATCGCGGGTTTCGCCTTGCTTCAAGCCGTAGATCAAGATTTCTTGTTTCATGGTGTCTTACTCTTACTGGTTACATGCCGATGTTGGCATGGGATGAATTCTAACCCATTGGGTACGATTGTCAATAGCCTACATGAAAAAAGTCTCTAGGTGCTTTCCCTACCCATTGGGTATGCCTTCCTTGGTGCTCATGTGTACCGGTGACAAAAATGCCTTTATAGAGGGTACATGAGAAAAGACAATTGCTTAATCCTTGTGCAATTTAAAAAGTGTCATTTTTAAAGCCTCGCAGGCGCGGAGGGCGAATTGTCACAGGTTGCGCGAATCAAGCGCTTTTTGCCCCATTGGGTCACCCACTCGCCTTGAGTCATGACCCATTGGGCAAGACCCAATGACCCAGCGGGTACGCTGACCCAGCGGGTGCAAATGGTGCATCTTGACCCCTCAAACCCAGCGGGTATGCTGACCCAGCGGGTGACAGAGTGCTGACCCAGCGGGTACAGGGGTGCATTTGAATCCGGGGGGAGGGGGGAGGGGGTAGGGCCGAGCGGCCCCCCCCCCCCCCGCCCCCCCCCCCCCCCCCCCCCCCCGAGCGCCCGGTGGTCACGGCTACGTAGGCATCACAGAACCCGTGAAAATTTTTTTCAAAAATTAGAAACCCAATGGGTACACTAGACACACTGAACATCCCGTAGTACACTAAAGACACTATGAAACAAGACACCAACTCGTTCGTAGGCACGGTTGTCACCGATGAATCATCGCTACCCAATTGGCTGTCCGTGCCAGATGCAACACCTCCAAGCACATCGTCGAATGCTTCCAAGGTGGCGCGGGAGCTATTGCACCTGCAATACGAGAACATGTTCGAGAACTTCATCGAACAGGTCTACCGTGGACGCTCACTCAAGTCCCTTGTCGAGGATGACCCACGACTCGTGAGCTACGAGGACTTCCTGCGCTGGATCAAGCGGGATGCCACTCGTCATGAACGGTTCAAGGAAGCGCAGGAGATGCGCACTGAGTTCTTGGCTGGCGAGATCCTAGAGATTGCCGATGGAGCCGAGGCCGTTGACCCCGCATCGAACGATACGGTTAACAGGGACAAGCTCAGGATCGACACGCGCAAGTGGCTCATGGGTGCGCACAACAGAAAACGCTACGGTGAGACAAAACAAATTGAACTGGGTGGCACCATCTCCATCACCGAGGCGCTGGCGCAGGCACAGGCTAGAGTGATTGAGGGTGAGGTGATTGATGTCTCAGATGTGACACCAAGACTGGAGAATGACAATGGTTAAGCTGGTTATTTTGTTCTTGGTTGTAATGGCCGTGGCGTACGTCATCGACTGGGTGTTTGAGTAATGCAGCGTCCAATTTCGTTTATTGAAGGGTACCGCCTCATGAAACGCACAGGTGCTGATCGCATATCGTGCGTGTTTATGGCGTTTGTCTGGGCGTTGCGTGGTGACAAGATTGGAGAATGAGTAATGCAGAAGCCTCGTTACAGCCCAGAAGATGAGCAGACACTCATGGCGCAGCTTTGGAGTCCGTCTATCAAGGACGACCCCGAGGCGTTTGTGCTCTTTGTGTTCCCTTGGGGGCAGAAGAACACACCTCTCGAACACTTCAAAGCCCCTCGTGCGTGGCAGAGGAGGACACTGCGCAGGATACGGGACTTCATCAAAGAAAACCGGGGCAAGCTGAGTAACGATGAGTTGATCGACGCCATGCGCAGGGCCATCAGTTCTGGCCGGGGTGTGGGTAAGTCTGCCCTGGTGTCGTGGTTGATCCTGTGGATGCTGAGTACTCGGATAGGTAGCTCCGTCATCGTGTCGGCCAACAGCGAGAACCAGTTGCGTAAGGTGACGTGGGGCGAGTTGACCAAGTGGGTCACCATGAGCCTGAACGCTCACTGGTGGGAGCCAACGGCTACGAGCCTGAACCCGGCCAACTGGTTAACTGAACTGGTCGAAAGGGACTTGAGGAAAGGCACCCGGTACTGGGGTGCTGAGGGTAAGCTGTGGAGCGAGGAGAACCCAGACGCCTACGCCGGTGTGCACAACATGGACGGCATGATGGTGATCTTTGACGAGGCGTCAGGTATCCCGGACAGCATCTGGTCCGTGGCTGCGGGCTTCTTTACTGAGAACATCTTGGATCGGTACTGGCTGGCGTTCAGCAACGGTCGTCGCAACACCGGGTACTTCTACGAGGCTGTGGACGGGTCTAAGCGGGAGTTCTGGGAAAGCGAGAAGATCGACGCCCGCACAGTCGAGGGCACCGACAAGAGCATCTACCAGCAGATCATCAACGAGTACGGTGAGGACAGTGACGAGGCACGGGTCGAGGTCTACGGCGACTTCCCCAAGTCGGGCCAAGACCAGTTCATCGCACCGCACAGCGTGGATGACGCCATGAAGCGGCCACAGTACAAAGACATGACCGCACCCATCGTGATTGGCGTAGACCCGGCCCGTGGCGGCATGGACAGCACCGTGATTGCCGTGCGCCGTGGGCGTGACATCGTGGCGATCAAGCGGTTCAAGGGTGACGACACCATGACCACCGTGGGCCACGTGATTGATGCCATTGAGGAGTACCGACCAGCACTGACCGTGATCGACGAGGGTGGTCTGGGCTACGGCATCCTTGACAGATTGACCGAGCAGAAGTACAAAGTGCGCGGGGTCAACTTCGGCTGGAAGGCCAAGAACCCGACCATGTGGGGCAACAAGCGGGCTGAGATTTGGGGTGCGATGCGCGACTGGCTCAAGACCGCCAGCATCCCGCAAGACAGACTGCTCAAGAGCGATCTGGTCGGCCCGATGAAGAAGCCCAACTCGGCAGGCACCATCTTTTTGGAAGGCAAGAAGGAAATGAAAGCCCGTGGACTGGCCTCTCCTGATGCAGCCGATGCGATTGCCGTGACATTTGCACATCCCGTGGCACATCGGGAGTACAATGAGCGAACAACCACCCGGCGCAACGCTCAAAACGGTGCTGCCCTTACTTCATGGATGGGTTCGTAATGGCTACCAAGAAAAGCGTGTCTCTGAGTGTCGGTCGTGGCGAGAAGCTGCCTGCATCCAAGGGTGCTGGCTTGACAGAAAAGGGTCGCGCCAAGTACAACCGCGAGACTGGCTCCAATCTCAAGGCTCCTGCACCCAGCCCCAAGACAAAGGCCGACCAAGGCCGTAAAGATTCGTTTTGCGCCAGAATGTCTGGGGTTGTCAAAAACGCCAAAGGTCCAGCAGAACGGGCCAAGGCATCACTCAAACGATGGAAGTGCTGATCATGGCTACAAAACCCGGACTTTACGCCAACATCAACGCCAAACGCGCCCGTATTGCCGCAGGTAGTGGCGAGAAGATGCGCAAACCCGGCGCTGCTGGTGCGCCCACGGCCAAAGACTTCAAAGAGTCGGCCAAGACCGCCAAACCTGCCAAAAAGGTTAAGTGATGCCACTCGTCAAGTCACCCTCAAAAGAGGCATTTCGCAAGAATGTCAAGGCTGAAGTGTCTGCGGGTAAACCCGTAAAGCAGGCCGTGGCGATTGCCTACTCTGTCAAGCGTGAAGCTGCCAAAAAACCAACAATGAAGACCAAAAAATGAGCCTCCAAGCCCTGCAAGACTGCCTGATCGTCCGTCCCGACATGGAAAAACATGAGCTTTTCATCATGTTGCGTGAGAAACAAACTGGCACAGGTGTGGTAATCTCCGCTGGACCTGACGCCAAGGACGTAAAAGTCGGCGACAAGGTGCTATTTGGTGATTCCATAGGTCAGGACCTAAAATACGAGGGTGACAACCTTCTGGTCATGAGGGAATCACACACCCTCGGAGTATTTGACGCATGAAAGACACCACCGGAATCGTAGCCGCAGCAAATGTGGCAAAAAACGGACCGTACCCGTCAAAAGGCGGTTCCGAGGAGATCCTAACCGTTGCTCGTTCGCGCATGAAGACGGCGATGGCTGCGTTTTCCGAGACTCGGGAAGACGAACTTGACGATCTGCGGTTCTACGCAGGCTCCCCAGACAACCAGTGGCAGTGGCCTGCTGACGTACTCCAGACTCGTGGTGCCGTGCAGGGTCAAACAATCAACGCCCGTCCCTGCCTGACAATCAACAAGCTGCCGCAGCACGTTCACCAAGTGACAAACGAGCAGCGGATGAACCGTCCCGGCATCAAGGTTATCCCGGCTGACGACAAGGCCGATGTGGACATGGCAGACGTGTTCAACGGCGTGATTCGTCACATCGAATACATCTCCGATGCTGACGTGGCCTACGACACCGCCTGCGAGAACCAAGTGTCCTACGGCGAAGGCTACATCCGGTTGCTGACCGAGTACTGCGACGAGGATACGTTTGATCAGGACATCAAGATCGGACGCATCCGCAACAGCTTCAGCGTCTACATGGACCCCCTGATCCAAGACCCCACTGGCGCAGATGCCAAGTGGTGCTTCGTCACGGAAGACATACCCAAAGCTGAATATGAGCGTTTGTACCCCGATGCAGCGCCCATCAGCACCTTGATGAGCCTTGGCGTGGGCGATCAGTCCATCAGCCAGTGGATCAACGAAAACACCATCCGCATCGCCGAGTACTTCTACATTGAGTACGAAAAGCACACCCTCAACCTGTACCCCGGCAACCAGACTGCGTTCACAGGTACACCTGAGGACAAGGCGCTCCGTGCAATGTTTGGCAAGCCCTTGCGCACCCGCGAAGCTGACCGTAAAAAGGTCAAGTGGTGCAAGATCAACGGTTACGACATCCTTGAGCAACGCGAGTGGGCTGGTGCCTACATCCCCGTGGTGCGCGTGGTCGGCAACGAGTTTGAAGTTGATGGCCGCATGTACGTGTCAGGCTTAGTGCGCAACGCCAAAGATGCCCAGCGCATGTACAACTACTGGGTGTCGCAGGAAGCTGAAATGCTGGCGCTGGCCCCCAAAGCCCCGTTCATCGGGTACGGCGGGCAGTTTGAAGGCTACGAGCAGCAGTGGAAGACTGCCAACACGAACAACTGGCCCTATCTGGAGGTCAATCCAGACGTTACAGACGGCCAAGGCGCTGTGTTGCCACTACCCCAGCGAGCACAGCCTCCAATGGCCTCCAGCGGCCTGCTGCAAGCCAAGGCGGGTGCTGCTGAAGACATCAAGTCGGCCACCGGTCAGTACAACGCATCGCTGGGCATGACCAGCAACGAGCGTTCTGGCAAAGCCATCTTGGCCCGTCAGCGTGAGGGCGACATTGGCACCTACCACTATGTTGACAACTTGGCCCGTGCGATCCGCCACATTGGTCGTCAACTCGTGGACCTGATCCCCAAGATCTATGACACTGAGCGCATTGCCCGCATCATCGGTGAAGACGGTGAGCCAGATACCGTCAAAATGAACCCGATGCAAGAGGAGCCAGTCAAGCGCATCGTGGACCAAGAGGGTACGCTGATCGAGAAGATCTACAACCCGTCTGTTGGCAAGTACGATGTGCGCGTGATCACTGGTCCCGGCTACGCTACCAAACGTCAAGAGGCTCTGGAGAGCATGGCTCAGTTGCTGCAAGGCAACCCGCAGTTGTGGCAAGTTGCTGGCGACCTGTTTGTCAAGAACATGGACTGGCCCGGTGCTCAAGACCTTGCCAAGCGGTTTAAGAAGACCATCGACCCCAAAGTGCTGGCCGACGAAGACGATCCAGCCTTGGCCGCTGCCAACCAGCAAATGGAGGCGATGGCCGCTGAGATGGAAAACATGTTCCAGATGTTGCAAAACGTCAATCAGAGCATGGAAGCCCGCGAGATGCAAATCAAGCAGTTTGAAGCCGACATCAAGGCGTATCAGGCCGAAACACAGCGCATCAGCACGGTGCAGGCTGGTATGTCGCCCGAGCAGATTCAGGACATCGTGATGGGCACAATTGCCGCAGCGATGGACACTGGCGATCTAATCGGCGGTGCGCCGCAGATGCCCGAGATGCCAATGCAACAGCCCCAAATGGCCCCCGAGCAGGGTCAAATGCCACCTGAAGGGATGATGTAATGAGTTGCGCTGATTTCATGGGTGAGTTGTTCTTGGCGCGGGATGTGGC